CTTTAACTCAATTCAAGTCAGGCTTGAAATCTCACGGCATAGATAAAACTTGCCGCACGTTTCTTAAATTGGCCGCAACATATAAGCCAAGCGCCGTACAGGCTTACTCTTAACCACTACACAAACAAACATGGAGAAAGACAATGCAAGATTATGACCTCACACAATACTGCAACGACATTGCAGAAGAAATTGCACAAGATGCCACCAACATTGAGAAGGCTATGGATTGGGCGCACGAAAGCGCAGACGGTTCCGAATATGTTATCTACTACGCCAAAGCCCATACCATTTGCCAAAACTGCAACATTGACCAAGGCGAAGATTTCTTATCTGAATGCTATGGCGGCGAGCACGGCAAGTCATATGACGAAATTGCCTGCATCATGGCATATGGCGAAATCAACGCACGCATTTGCGCACGCTTGTGGGAGATATTTGAAGAACGCGAAGAGGAGGCAGCATAATGACAAACTATGAAATATTAGGATGGTCAGACCATGCGGGCGCAAAGGAAATACAAGTGACAGCTGATTACAGCAGCGCAAAAGCATGGGTAGTTGATTACGTTCGCAATGGCGGCATGGATAGCCACTCAGAAATATTAATCCAAAACGATGACGGCGAGCCTATGTCAGCTTATGACAAATACGGCTGGACGCATTACCAATGATGACGGAGATCAACATGCAAACTCTATGGCAAACAGAAACGCATGAAGTTGACTATCATGCAGGCTATCTTGTGATAGCTGAGAGCGACACGCAGCAAAGCTTTGTTGTGCAGCTGACAGACAACAACGGGCGAAACGTAACGCGCAAGCAATTCACAAGCGCAGTAACGACACACGGTATCGACCGTGCTTGCAGCACATTCAAAAGACTAGCGGGGAGAGCGCAATGTTAAAGAAGAAGTTTAATAAATTTGTGGCAGAGGCAACAATCGAAAGCGGTTTTGATTTACAGATCTGGTTAAAAGAGCCTTACGTTTTCAGCGGCACAGGCGCTGGTTCAACCTTTTTTGCCTTTGACGATTTTGACACAATGGAAGATTTATTGAAAGCAGCTAACGAATGTTGCGAAGAGGAGATAATAAGCCAATGAAAATGACTAAATCACGCAAGCCTTACACATGCCACAAATGCAAAGGCACGATAAACAAAGGCGACTTGTATTCAAAGAAAACGGTTCGTTTGGGCTCCAGCAAGCCGGATGAAATTGTAAATATTGGCGGCGTTGCTTCAATAATATCGCACGGCATTACCATTGCGGCGCGTCATTGCGCCGGGTGCACACAACAAAAGGAGCTTGCACAGTGAGTAACTGGAAAGAGATCATCGGAGACATCATCGGCATACTGTGCCTGTGCGGAATTGGCTACGGCTTGCTGTTCATCCCATTCCTGTTCCAATAGTAACCCTACAACATGCCTGAGAGCCACGGAGAGAGCCGCTAGATGCTGCTCTCTCTTTTTTATGTACCGACATAGCCAAACGCAGCTACCGCTCTTCTATGCGGCTAATTAAGCGATCAAGATAAAACCTGCACTTGCGCAGATCCTCCAGGCCGTTTTTGCTTTTCCATCGCCAAAGGTACTTGAAAGCATTTTGCCAGCAATATCCATCATGCAAATCTGTTGGCAAATCAGATGCAGATCCCTCAACCATCGCGGCCATTGCATCGATGCATTCAATCGAAGAGCTTGCGTAGTGCTTTGGCTGGTCAACAGGGTCAAACTTCGGGTTCATAATATTCTTCGATCTTCTGGCAAAACTGAGCTTGCTCCATTGGTGGTAATTGGTCCAGATGCTTTACAGCCTCAAGAAAGTTTTGATGGCTCAACTTTTTACGCAGCAGTCTAATAACTTTTTGCATACGAAACGCCAAAGGATCGGCCCGCGCAGCCTTTCCAGCTGCTTTGTACTGCGGCGACATTTTGGTAAGCATCCGCTTTATAGCTATAATGTTATAGTTATTAATAGAGTTATTTACAGCTATAGTGTTATTTACAACTATACTGTTATTAACTTCACTGTTATTAACTTTACAGTTATTAACTATACAGTTATTTCGCCCTGGCGGGCTCTCGTTAGAGTACAGCCGTTTTCGCATCCGTCAACCCCCTTTCTAAAAAAGCTTCTTTCGCTGCGGTTTGGGCTTGTTCATCTCGGCCAAGCTCTTCTCGTAAATCGGACGCCAGCAACTCTCCTGGCTGCTACAGATCACGGTCTTACCATCGCCCAAGATCACCCAGCCGTCCAGGTTGTAGTCGTGCTGACGCCCGCAGGTCAAGCACGACACAGGGCGAGCCTTACGCTTTGCCAACGACAGCCCGCCACTTCACGCATGTCTTGCCGTATTGGGTCTGGCCTCGATCCTCTGAGATCTTAACCAGGTTCTCATTCTTTAGCTCACTGAGCCGAGGCTGCACAGAAACGTAAGGAATATCTAACGCCCTAGAGATCTGTTCAGTTGTCAAAGAAAGGTTGCCCCGACTGACCGAACGAAGAAAAAGCAAAACTTTTTCCCGAACCGTCAGCAAATGCTCCGCGTTGATAGCCTGGTGGCTAGTCTCTGTTGATTGGTATCCGATACCTTCGCTTGTATAACCCATGTTGTTACCTTTCGTTTTTATGTTTTGCCTTGCCCATATAGGGCGATTAATAGGGCTTCTGCCCTGTGCTCATCCTTCTTTCGCTTCAGCTGAGAGGATAAATCTGGGAACCATTGTTGCGCCATGCGCCGCGCACTGTCTTTGTCCTTTGGCAGGTTCATTGATTTCTTCCAGACCGCAGGCCTGATCGCAGTGTATGGCTTGCCGGACAAAGCCGCCGTGGTCATTATCTGAGCATAGCCATATCCTAGCTTGAATACTGACACTACTCCCTGGCGAGGCATGGCCTGTTGAGCCTCGATGTAGATGTGCCGCACGTTATCGACGCTTTCAATGATGTCGAGCAGCGCCCGAACATCAACACCACCCTCACTGTACACTGGCAAATCATGCACCTCTGCCCAGCCCTCACTAATCAGCGCAACGCCGCCGGTGCGATAACCGCAGTCAATCCCAATCGTGACGCTACCTGTAGAAATCATTTGCCGACACCTCACCAAAAGAGCTTTCGCTTATAATACGCATAAACTTCTGGGAAGGGATCATCTTATCCTTGTGATCCGCTGGCAAGCACCACCGGCGCACGACCGTGGCATGGCTTGCACCTAGTTTCTTGGCAAGCTGCACATAGCTTAGATTCTTCTTTTTTCGCCAATCGTCCAATTGCATAAAATTTCCCCTTGCATTGTCTGCTGCTGTTAAATAGTAATAGACAGAAGATGTCAATAAGGAGGTAACGACATGGGGTTAGATAACGATCTATCTTGGGCGCACAAAAAGGGTTACTACCACCACAGCAACCCAAGCACCCCAGATTATTACACTTTTTTCCACAAGGGCGTTCTGCGCCCAGCTAGATTTAAAGCAATGAAGGTTGTGAGCGGCGAGACAGAAGGTGACAAGGGGCAATCTGAGGCGATCTTAGCAGCGGGCGGTCATTACAAAGACTACCTGGGAAAAAGCCAGTACAATGACAATGTAAACATGGCGAGTGGTCGGGCAGTGGAATACTACTGCGACCTCTGCCTGCTGAAAGATGCTTCCCCCAACGAGGCCTACCGCGAAGCGTTGAACGTACTAACTGCTCTGCAAACCGGCAGCTGGATTGACCAGGATAAAACGGCAGCGCAGATCGAGGGGCGGCAAAAGATCCGCTTCGGTGCAGACGGTAAAGCCCCACGCAAGAAAGATGAAGTCGCAGAGCGGTGCGAGTTTGAGCTTGTTTGTGAGAACGCCCTGGCTGGGCTGCGGGAAGCAACGGCAGGAGCCAATAAGATCGTCGGACAAACTGAGCTTCGCGGCAACCTTCCAGGCTGTCAGCTTCCATACCTGGGCTATGGAGATTACCAGGAGGGAGCAGTGGAACTCAAGACGCAGTGGGATACAGCAGTTGACACTGACCAGCCGCGCTCGAACTCTCTGCCAAAAGCAATCAAGCCGCCACATCTCATGCAAGTTGCTGGATACTGGCACATCACCGGCAAGATCCCGCGCGTGGTTTACGCCAATCGGATCGGCTACGCAGTTTTTGAGGCAACGATCGAGCAGCTAGAGTATGCGCTGCAAGATATTATCGCTGCGTGTATGCGGCGCGAAAAACTTATGATGGTAACAGAGAACGTGGAGCAGCTGTTAAAGCTTTGCGATCCTCAGTTCAAAGACAGCTTCGTGTGGCGGGATCAACACCCAGATGTTATGCGTAGCGCACAGGTTCTAGCAGGGGTAACAAAATGAGTGAACTAATTAAAGCCATGTCAGAGGTTAATGACCTCAACAGGACGCACGGCGTTGTCCAAAGGGGCGGCAAGAAATACACTGAGGTATTCGTAAGGGTCGAGGCCTTTCGCAAAGCCTTCGGAACTTCTCTAGGTATAAATACTGATATACTTGTGGACGACGGAAAGCGCGTAGTTATTAAGGCAACGGTTACAAACGAGACCGGCATGATAATCGGAAGCGGCTTTGCTGAAGAGATACGCGGCCAGGGTAACGTCAACAAAACATCTGCGCTTGAGAACGGCGAGACCTCTGCTATCGGGCGCGCCTTGGCAAGCCTAGGACTGCATGGTGGAGCCTACGCCTCGATCAATGAGCTTGATGCAGTGAACCGCAAGCAACAGGCAATGGCACAGCCGGTGCAGCAACCAGCACCGCAGCCAGCACAGCAAGCACCGACCACCAACAACGGGCCACAGAAGTATCTTGCAGACAGAATTGCCGAACTGAAAACCATAACGGTTCTTTCGGATCTCGGTAAATGGGAGGATCACTATAGCATTGGCTTAGATAAATTGTCCCTGGAGCAACCCGAACTATACGAAACAATTACAAACTGAGTTTAACAAAAGAAAGGCTATCTTATGAGCAGACCACAACTAGGAAACAACAGATTGCAACTGCAAGGTTTTATGGAAAACGGGCAGGCTGTAGATATGTCGGCTTCCGCCTGGATCAATGAGCCAAAGGAACGCAAAGGCGATCCAGCTGCGCTTGCGGCTATCGAGCAGGTTCACGACATACTATTGCAGCACCAACTAGCCATCAACATTTCCATTGCTGCAAAGCAAGGCGACGAACCGCGCAACTGGCCGAAGATCGGATCATGGAATTTGTTTGCAAACCGCAAGCCGGAGCAACAACAGCAGCAATACCAGCCTGCTCCGCCGCCACAACAGCAGCAATGGCAGCAAGAGCCACCGCAGCAACAGCAGCAGTGGCAACCGCAGCAGAACACCGATCCGAACAACTGGCGCTGATCTAACTAAACAGGGGCGTTGAAAAAGTCGGCGCTCCTGACATTATAAAAGCAGCAAAAAGCTGATAGATACGAGGTACAACATGCAAAAGTTTATTGATTGCCCCGAATGTGATGGTGGTGGCCGTGTTGAATTAGATGTTTGGGTTCCTAAAAGCTCAACCTGGCACGGGGATTTTGAAGGTAAGATGTACGATTGCGAGAACTGCAACGGAAGCGGGCAAGTAGAACCCCTCGAAACTGAGGAGGATCTTTAAATGGCAGGCGTGAAAATTACGGACAAAGAGGTTGCGGCTTTAATACGTTGCGCAAACATGGGCCTAACGCAAGGCCAAGCCGCAGAGCTTACGTTGCTATCGCCTGCCGTTGTCTCAAGAGCCGCAACAAAATACTGTATTCGGTTCCACACTTACAGGGAAAATGAAGATGGAAGAAACGCGCGAACAGCTAAAGTATCTGCAACGTCTAAAGCGACTAATAAAACTAATGATAGAAGACAGCCGGAAAAAAAGCAGGCACAACCTCACAATGCAACAAGAAGAAATCCTAGCTCTAGCTACAATGATAGAAAGAAAGATCGAAGGGAACGAGCAATCCAGCAAGTAGCTCTTGCCAAAACACCGGCAGAAAAGAAAGAGATTGCTTACGCCTGGAACGTCATGGAGTTTGAGATTGAAATGGCAATGCTTAAAAAGCGACCACCTCTTCCAGTTACGTCTAAAAAGCAAGAGTCCGTTGCCGAAGCTATGAGCCTTGCAAAATTAAAGCAAGCAAACGCAGCAACAAAAATTCGCACAAAGATACTTGACTGCTTTAAGCCTGGTGAAGATTTGACAGCAAGGCAGGTTAGTCAAAAACTAAGCAGGAGAAATATTGAAATAACAGCGCAAAGCGTCAATGGTTTCATTAGCGCAATGGCAATCGCGGGGAGCCTTGAAAGATACAGGGGTCCGTCTGGAAGATATGACAGGAGTTACTGGCATTATTACTTGCCGCAGGAGCCAGGTAATGAGTGACAAGGAACTTGAACGCATGATAAACGCAGCTGGTTTAATTGGAGCCGTCTTTGGCTTTGCAAGCGGCGCTGGCTTAATGATGATGGTCGGGATTATATTTTAGGGATTGCAGAGGATTAAAATAGTATGGGTTACTCCTGCCCGGTTTTAACTATCTTTAATTTTGCAGC